TTCTGCGTGTTTACATACACTGTTAATTACTGCGAACCCTTCCCTGAGATCATCGTCACTCATAGACCCAGACGAATCGACAGCAAAAATAATTTTAGTAGTATACTCCCGCTTCTTACCAGGTTGTGCTAAATCATATCGTCTATTAACTTTCATTCGGCTTGACGATGTTTTAGTAGTCATGATCGAATTTCTAAATCGTCTAATGATTTCTTTATAAGAAATTTTAGGAGAGTTGGCGGCTACAATCTTTCCCATCATGTCACCCGTATATGTACCCCAATTTTTCATTGAATGTTTATGTTCATCTACCATGTGTTTAACATCGGCATCAAACAAATCATTTTCAGCCCAATACTCATTGTTCTGATTTTCTGGATTCATATACTCTGCTAATAGTTCTTTATTATCTTTAAAAATCTTAGAAAGCTTCTTAGTAATATCATCTAAGTTTTCCATTATCTTTTCGAAATAATATTCGTACCACTTATCACTTTCCAATTTAAGACCTTGTGGTGATATAAAATATTCTTCACTTTTTTCAAACGGAAACTTATTAAGAATACTATCATTGATAGTTATTTGTGATGACATACTAGATACTTGTGGTGGTTGTTTCAATCTAGTAGTTGGATGCTTTAATAAAACCTTAAAACATTCAGATACCAATATCAATTCTAATTGTTCCTCTTTGAGCTTATCCAAATATTCTGGATTATATCGAAGAGAGATAATAGTACTACGGGTATCTAACGCTACAGTTTTAACTTTGGTATCTTCTGTTTTTTCCAGAAGACACCACACACCCAACAACACCGCATCTTCGTTGAACCAACGAAACATAATCTTATCCATCTTATCAATAACGGATCGATTTTTCATGTTATACCTCTGCGCCTCTCATCATTGCTTCAGCTTTTTTCTGGATACCTACGTTCATAGTCATAACCATGTTGGGCCATTTTTTACCTTCGTTGTTTAACGTAGCAAAAGCCTTGAACATTTCCATCATACATTCTGTTGGAATTGCGTTCATATAGTTTTCTAAGTTATATGAATATTTTGCTGTATTGGTTTTGTTAGATTCGATATCCATTACGGTATCTTCGTTCTCATTGAACCATGCCCGAATTTCACGGTTTAAATGGATAGCATCTTGGGCGGGAAGTGCTTTTACTTTTTCTTCCATTCCCTTATCCCATTTAGTTATGATAATACCCGCATAAAGATCCTGACCGTGATCCCGAAGATATTTCATTAATGAACTTGTAGATTCTGTTCCAACAACCCCTAACATTAATGTTCCCAACAATGTTGGGTTGTTTACTAATTCGTCATCGTTATTCATGATGACAGAACTACGTTCCCATGATCGACGTGATTGATATACCTTACCCGTCTGAAGTCCATCGGATGTTGGTGGGTCTAGTAGATATTGGTTACGTGATAGGAATCCCATGATGTGGTGATGGATTTTATTTTTCAATGCCCAATCCATCCACTCATCAAACGAAGGACGAAAATCGTACACGTTAAAACGATCCCATAATGCTACATCCAATTCTTCTACTTGGTAGACACCTTCATCGATTGGATTGATAGCTCCAACGATTCTTGTTTGTGGTGGTAATTCCCGACCCGCAAGTTTACGATTCAAAACAAGATCCATAATCACTTGATGGATTTCGGGTTTTGCTCTGTTCAATTCATCTAGGAATAAAATGACCTTTGCTTTAGGATCCAAAGGCCACCAACTAGGAGGACAGAAAGTTGTAATCTTATGCTCTACTCCGTTTACCGTTGTTGTTGTCCTGTCTGGTAATCCAAGAATGTCACCCGCATCTGACATTTGCCCTAAGAACAATGGGATAACTGTATAGTCCCGTTCTTCGAATACTTCTTTTAAGATTTGTGATTTGCCCACACCGTGTACACCCTGTAATAAAATCGGTTGATCGATTGGGGTAGCTTCGATGATTTGTACGGTTTCTTTAATGTTTGGCATTCGTATTCCCTTTCATTAGAAATTTGCCTTGAATGTTTAAATAATATAAATGGTAGTGTACTGAGAAGTTAAGATTTTTAGTACGATTTTATACAACTATATGATCTGGATATTTAGGAGAACTTTTTAATGCATCATTTGGGGCATTCTTACCACACTGTGTACATGTCATATTAGGGATAACGTTATTATGGTAATGGGTATCATCGTAACCCCCTAACATCTTCTTCTACATACCCACAATACTCACATACATAGTTAGCGATAAAGTCTCTACGATTCTGATTCGTAATTTTTTTGAAGTTTCATTCAAACCTTCCAATTAAATTTTATAACTCAATATATATTATTACAATTTGCTATGTCAATAGGGACTATTGTTTCTATCAGAATAAAAATCTGCTTTCCTCATTTGGTTCTCTGGGGTTTTCGCATGTTTACCATACAAATATTCGTAGCCACCAACGACATCAAACGATTGTCTATCAGTTGAAAATTGTTTTTCTAGTTTACCCTCTTTACATTTAGGACAAACTTCTGGTGGCTCCATATCTTTAGGTGTAGAGAACCCAGAATAATATTCTTCTATAAAATCACAATCTTCATTGTTACATTTATAATCATGTGCGGCCATTTTATTTTTTCCTTTTCTTCCGTTTTCTTTTCTTGGTCTTATAAGTGATTCCCATTTGCTTTGCTTGGTCACCAACCTTTTTATTAACAAAGCATTTGGGATCTTTCTGTCTATGTAATACCCATAACCCCTCTTCCTTATTATCGAAATCGCAAGTATCATAATTGAAACAAAACTTACAATTATATAAGACGGTAGTTTTAGGTATTGACATTTTCTAAACACTCAATTAAAGCATCAGCACTTTCGATAAGAGTTTCCATACTTCCATTATTATCGATAACATATTCGAAATCATAATTATCTAATGCAGTTTCTGATTCATGAGTATTTTTTGAAAACACAGTTTCCCTTTCTACTCGAACAGGTACAACAATAAAATCTTTAGGCAGATTCAACGAATCCATTTCATTTGGAAATCTTACATCTGTAATTATAATAACATCGGCATCAGAATCAATTATTCGATCTCTTGTTTGATTAATCCAATAATCATTATGTACTCTGTGTCTGAATATCTCAGTACCATATGTCTGTAACAATGTACGGGTTAAGTCTGTTTTATCTTCGTACCAATTCTCATCCAATATCGATAGCTTATTAAGATGTACACCCAATTTATAGATATTCTCTTTGATTGGGTTACTAGCTATCCCATATGAGGATAAGTGAGATTTACTAATAGACTGTAGTACATCTAACATTTCTTTAGATTGTTCTACGTGGGTATTCAGATATCCTTTTAGTTTTAGAAAGTCTTCGTTGCAACCATCTTTAACACCTTTGGCAAATAAATCCATCAATACTATTTTACCACTGGCTTTGTATTTTTCTTTTATGATGTCTGCGAATGCATTTTTCCCAGATTGCATTCGACCAGATACAAGGATCACTTTTTTCATGTTAGTCCTCTTTCTTGTCATTGTCTTTCTTGTCATCCTTCTTGTCATTGTCTTTCTTTTCTTCTTCTTTCTTGTAAGCTTCTGCTTTTTCTTCTTCCGTCATTTTGTTGTACTCACTGAATTTCATTGTCAACTCCTTTTTTTATTTTTATAATGCAATCTAACAAAGTCTTTGCCACAGACAAACCCTTTGTCTGTCAAAATATTAGAAATGTTTTCGTAGGATAGATTCTTTTTATCTCTAGCATCGATAATAAATTTCATTATATCTTTAGGTACTTCTATTCTATTCTTAACAGGTTCGTATTGTTTCGTTTCTCCCATTAAATCATCATACGATAATCCTGTTTTAATTACAGTTTTATTGCTTTCGTTTTTAGTACGTCTAGTTCGCATTGTATGTGTTTCCATGAATAATTCTCCTTATTAACTTCAAATACTACAAATCCAATCGATACAATACCACTACAAATTCTATTACCAAATTTAGTACCCCATTCAAAAGCGGGAACACTCATAGCTGTCCAGTTAGTAGAACCCACTACATTATAATCGTGGATATGTCCTCTAAGGAAAACGTCTGCTTTTGGTTGTAGTTCATTTCTACCATTCCAAATAGCATTCCACATCCATTCTTTAGCTAATGGTGCTCCTTGTCCATGAGGAACACTAGATTTACTAACAGCATGTTTTAAATCAAATGTAACACCCTCTACATCAATCCATTCTCTAGAACCAATTTTAACAACATTACCAAGACCATTAGCAACAGTATCTTCAATGTCAGCATATCCAGCAGACGTATGGTAAGGTGTTCCATATACCATCACTCTCTTTTTAGCTTTAATAACTTCATTACATCTAATAGCCATTTCAGCCTGTATATTAAGATCAGAAGTAATCAATTCAGTGGAACCAGATTTTTCACCACGACCATCTGTATTGTCACCAAGATTGAAATGATAATCGAATGGCCCCATTTTTCTAATATTTTCAACATACCATTTCCATACACTCTTTTGAGTTTCAAGATACTTATTCCGTCTCCGTAAAAAATCTGTGTTAGGATTTTCTACTTTTTCCCATCGATATCCTGGTGGGGTAAGTCCTGTCTGGTGCCCACAATGAAAATCCGAAGTTACAATAATACGTTTCATACAATCTCCTAAGACTATGCAAGAGTAGGTTTCTTGTTTTGTCCATATGTATAGGTTTTTAAAATTTCTTTAATTTGATCTTCTGATAAGATTTCTAGAATACGGTCAATGTCATTAGACCCACATTTGAAATAATCAGAAATGAATTTTTTGTTTTCCTCATTTACATCTTTTTTCTTTTTGATGTATTTAAAGTATTGTTTTGCTTTGGGTAATATTGATGAATAAAATCTACAATGTACATCCTTTGGCATCGTGGAGTATTTGTTTACTTCGTTCACCAGATCAAGATATAGTTCATTCATAGAAATAAATCTGTTGATCATATAGTTAGTATATGTTTTGGTATGTTCTTTGTCGTTAAGATTCAATGGCTTCTTATCAAGACAAATATTATTCAAGTGATCAAATAAAGTCATTAAGCTTCCTTTTTATTTAGTATTTCCTGTATCTTAGTTATAGGATTGTCCTGTATATAAATATCATGAATCTTATCGATGTTACTATTCATCTTCTCATTTATTCGTTGGATCAATTCTTTGTCTTCAATAATAATTTGTTTGATTCGTTTGAAGAGTTCCTTAAGAATACTTTTTATTTCTGGTTTAATCTTTTCGTTTTCTGTATGTACATCATCCCTACTGATAACTGAAGTTGTGTTATACATGAAATCTAAATACTCTATAATGATAGTTATCATCACACTTGCTTTTTGATCAACAAAGGTATCAAATTCTAAATCAGATAAAATTATAATATCCGTATTTTGAATAGACTGTTTCAAAGTGCTACGTTTCAGTTCATCTAAAATAGAAGAAATAATAACCTGATAAAATCGATAATCCCTATGCTGTTTTACATCGCTGTTATCATCTAATTTCTTCCTCAACAAATCAGCATACTTTTCAGTTAGTAAGACTTTAATCTCCACGTTCATTTCTTCTGCTTGTATCATTTGTCTAGTCACAGTTTCTTTGAACTTGATTTTGTCTTTCTCTTCTGTCTTCTCAATACTTTCATCCACGATACTATCTACCAACGTTTGGCTTTTATAGTTCTCTCTATTGTAAAAGGTTAACAATCCCTCTATTCTTTTAATAGCATCTATATAATAATTTTCTTCTTCGGTCAATTTCTTCTTACCATTACCTGTTGATAATTTTAACGGGCCGATATTTAGGTTCAAAGACTTATTAGTAAATATTGATATGATATAAATTAATAGCGTTGCTAATAGTGCTACACCCGCACCGACAAGACTTATAGTTAATGTGTGTTTCTTTGCTAATAATAAAAGTGCGTCCATGTTTGGTTACTTTGCTCCACGGGAAAATAGTGTCTTTAAAGTATTTATTATTCTAGCAAAAAGACCAACATTACCACTGGACAAGTTATTAGTCATTTCTTTATATTTGGATTGTATTGTATACTTATTCTCTTTTCTATAGGCATCAATATTTTCCCATAGTACATTCCATCTGAACCGTTTACCAGGATCTACTTTTCTTTTTGGTGCAATAGTTTCGTGTCCTACTATGTTCTTATCTTCTATTTTATATTTTACTTGTAACTTGTTTGTTAGATATGCTAACGAATCGTATTGTTCGTCCGTAAAATCTGTCCACTTACCACCAACCAATTCTATTCCTAGACTAAAATCGTTACAACTAGATCTTATACTCCGACCATGTAGCTTACTTTTACCTGCATGATAGGCAACATTTTCATCTTTAACGAAATTAAAAATACTACCATCTCTCTTTATTAGGTAATGACATGAAATACCGTATTCTATAAAGATGTTATATATATCACTAAAATTGAACGGGTCTTCAGAATCAAGATTCACAGCACTAATATAATGCACGATGATAGAATCTATTTTTGCTTTTCTTTTAGTCCTCCACAATTTTTTTCCGTGTGCTGTTGTCTGAGGCATCATACATTTTTCTATTTTTTTATCCATCGGTATTCTCTTTTATTAAATTAAACACTTCATTTAACTGTTTCTTGTATAGGACTCCACTCTGTATATATAACAAGTCCCCATTTTTATACAATCTAGTTTCTGGAAGGAACATACTCATTCTATACTTTCGGAAAAGATCTGGGTGTTCGGTAACATTCAACAGATAGAAATAACAATCATATTTTTTTAATTTGTTAATGTACACCTTACATAAGGGACAACTATCTTTATAATAAACCGATATGGTTGGGATATCACTACCCACAACCATATCCAGTTCTTTTTCTGTCAGTATATGTTCGATCATTGATTGAGGGAAATGAGTTTGAGTAACAAAGCCACAGAATTAATTTCTGGATCCACACAGAACGAATGTTGGTACATGTACTGTGAGATTTCGATAATGGCTTCACCTTGAATGGACTTGTCTAACATCGGGACATATACCCTATAGAGATTGGAATACAATTCTGAATAATCATAGTTCCGTTCAATTAAATGTTTTCTGGCCTTTGTCAATTCACTCTTCAATAAAAATTGATAGAATTCGTCATCCAACAATTCGAAGTTAAAAATGTTAGCATCGATTGTCTGGTACATATTAGAGTACTGTTGTACAACCTGAATCATCTTTCGAATGTCTGGATAAAACTTATCTACAATTTTACCAACCGTTTCTTCGTCAAACTCTACCTTCTCAAACTTAAGAACGTTCTTCAATCGTTTAAGAACTTTGGGTTTCATATCTTCAATAACAGATTTCTCCATCATATTAAAATTGAATTCCTGACAACGTGAACGTAAGGGTTCTACAATTTTGGCAACATGATTGGCAGTAATAATAAACCGACAGAATGTAAACCGTTCAATGTCTGCTTTCAATGCTAGTTGTAATTGTGGGGTTGTACCACAGAACTCATCTAGAATTACAACTTTATTTCTCTGACTAAATAATGATTTAGTATGAGCAAACTTTTCAATATCAGTTCTTAGAACATCGATACCAGAACGTGAAGCATTAATGTATAAGTAATCCACTTCCATTTCATTACATATAACTTTAGCAAGGCTAGACTTTCCTGTACCCGCAGAAGTACTATGTAATATTAGATTGGGTAGTTTCTGTTCTTTGATTATCTTATTGAAGAATCGTTTGTATGATATCGGTAGTATAATATCTTTCATTGTTTTGGGCCGAAACTTTTCAACCCATACAGAATTAATCAGTTCTTTCTTGTTCATCTACATCCTCACTGTTAAGGATTGTCTTGTTTTGTTTCAATTTCTTAATTTGCTTTCTCTGTTGTTTCTCAACCAACCGTTTTGTTTTTCCTGTTAAATACTCCACTGGTACATTACCTTTTGATTTTTTACTTTCGTCTGGAAAGACACAACGTTTAGCAACACATGCAACAGGCATATTATCTACAACATTGATTCCGGTATAACCCCTACCGTAACAGGATTTACAGTTGGGGTTAGGATCGTTTAGAACAATATTATATTTCTCTGCTGCCAATTTGATTTTTTCAAATGGTGGAATGTCATCTAAATCTTCCACCTTCTTATTTTCTAAATCAACAACAACTTCTTTTTGATCATCCAATTCGTATTGCTGATCGTCAACAGAAAAATCGCCTACAGATAGTTCACCCTCTTCTTCTGCAACTACTAGTTCTTCGACTTTACCTTCCAATTCTTTTTCAAGTGCTTCTTTTTCGTCCATCTTATTCGTCCTCTAGTTCTGCCGTGAATATTATCAAATCAACGTTTGCGTTTTTCAAAGTAAGGGATACTATACCTTCTTTTTTAACTTTGATTTCATAATCACCAGAAGGTAACACATCAAGAATATCAGAAGACATAATCAAATCTAATTCTTCAACGGTTGAATTCTGTACAGTATATTCTTTATCAAAAGAATTATCATAAGATGAATTAAAAAGTTCCATTACAACCAAACCTTCTTTCATAGTGATTTTCAATTTTCCTGCACTAAGAAGACCTTTCATTTTCTGAAGCTCTTTCAGTTCTTCGGCTGTAATGAGGTAATTGAGATTACTATCATCCATAGAAGGAAATTCAGACGGACTAGGTTTTAATGACGTGGGTTCTGAAATCTTATAAAGGATTTTAGATTTGTCTTTGGAAATAATGAAGCTTGTCTTTTCATCTTCTTTACCTTCATTTTCAATTTTCTGTTTGATGGTAGGATCTTCGAAACATGAAAAGAGTTGAAAGAATTCCTGAAAATTATAGAACGCTAATTCATCTCCTACAAAATCCAAACATTCATTTTTCATTTTCAATTCATACGCAATAGATTCTGCGGCATTGGCTCTACGTAATACTACACCATCTTCATCTTTCTTAAAGATAACTGAGGGGGTAACAATACCCAATTTGTTTACAGTCGATAATGCGCTTTTGTCATAATTTACAATTTTCATCTAGATACTCCTGTGTTCAATGTTTATAAAAAGATATGCTTTTTTGGGCGTTTGTCAATAGTTAATCGTAAAAAAGTTCCATTATTTTATTTAAATCTTCGTCATTCAATTTCTCTCCCAAATACTTTTGCACTTTACCAAAATTTTTATTTGTTTTAATATAGTACGGGACATCATTCTTGGTTCCATAACTACAAAAATCATCAAAGATAATAGGGATATTATCTATACAATGTTCTAATAGGGCTACCATTTCTTTTCTGATTTCCCAATGAGCATGTTTGGATGTCCGTAATTCGAATATCTTTCTCCACTCTCTTAGATTAGCCTTAATAACAATAGATGTCTCTACCCCGTTCGGTAATAGTTGTCTAGCATCTTCTGACTTCCAATCAGTATCCAATAGTTCACTGTACACATCCTGAGATGCGTTTATATATGTGTCCACTAGTATATTCTGATCCTTATGAGGGGGTAGTATGACCTTAAACCCCTTCTGCTTAACGTAACGTGTACTTAGTTGAGCAAAGGACGCTAATCGGTGTCTAACAAGCTCATGAGTCATTCCACGGCTAATGTTATCAAACCGTACCGTAAGATCAGCGAATTCCAACATGGCTTCGTGTGAACGGCTGATTAACAGCTTAACCAACTTCTTATTGGATTCTGGGGTAGCACAATCTTCTGATTTATAACATGTTCTAGCTGACATTGCTATTGTGTCAATTATATTCTTTGTTTCTGTCAAAATTGTAAAGCTCATTTTTGTTCTCCTTTTATATCTTTCTTTGTATTGAATTTGATTAACTTCACATCTAAGGGTACTATCACTTCTCTTGTTTTAATTTTCAATTGTCTAAACATTCTCTTAACTGCTTTTTCGTTCCAATCATTTCCACCCGTCCTGACAACTGGATTGACAATTATCACTTCGGAGATACCTACCTGACATATTGATCTAGCACATGAATCACAAGGCATCATACCAAGCACATAGATCTTACAACCTGTCAAATCCCTATTAGAAAACAGGATAGCATTTTCTTCTGAGTGTACCATAAATGGATATTTGTTTTTATTTCTAGTCGTTGGTAGGTTCTTAGTGCCCCGTGGGGTTCCGTTATACCCACAGGACACGATTCTATTTTCGGCATCGACTATCACAGCACCAATCTTTGTTTCGGAATCATCACTACGTAATGATACTGTCTTGGTTATCAGAGCAAAGTACTCATCCCAACTAGGTCTATATTTCATTATTTCCCTACCGAAACGAGTTCACATTTACCACCCGCACAAGAAGATTCTTGTGTTAGGTTAGTATTGTCATCGTTCTCTTTAAATGAATCCCAATCGATGTGTTTCCACTTAGCCATTAATTCAGCGAACATCTTTTCGTCTTCTTCTGTTAAGATGGATTGTAATGGTGCTTGTGCATATATTTTTTCACCAATGTCTGATAGCAATGATACGGCTGAAAAGTATTCCATATGAGCATAGAGATAGTTAATGACTTCTTTCCACTCATGTTCCTTTACAAGTACCGTACATGATACGTTATTCTTTACTTCGTGATTATCAGCACCATTAAGTACCCAATCCTCTTGGGTGTCTCTGATTATCTTAAGATGGTCTATGGCTGATAGATCCGCTTTAATCATTGCATCGTCATCTACGATAACAGGAAAGGAAACAACATCATCTGTTTTATTGGCAGACCATACACCCTCTTCTGTAGCATGTTTGTTATTTTTTTTGAAATGCTTATATACGTTGTCTACTTTGTTACACTGAATTCTACGAATGTATTTTCTAGAATGGTGTGGATGGATACCAGAAGCACTACCTAAGAATAAACTACTCGTGTTATGAGTAACCACACCGTTTTCTAATTGATATGAATGTGTTTGTCCTACTTCAATATCCAACGTCATTTGTTTTAGTTTGTTTTTAATTGGTGATTTCGTTACTTTCATTTTCCGATTCCTTTAAAAAATTTATAACTTTGTTTATTGTGTCTTTTCTATTATTAATAAAATCATATTCCCAAATAACTAAAATATCATAACCACGGGATTTTATAAAATCTAATCTTTTACCATCTCTTTCCCATAATTGTTTAGCTGTCATATTCTTTTCAAATGGATGGGGATTATCATTTTCGTTATATATATTAGGGTTACCATGCCACACATCTCCATTATATTCTATAATTTTATTCTTATATTTAAAATCAACAATAAAACAACTAGATCCGATTGACTTAGCCTCATCTATAGTTAACCCTATTCGATATTGGTTTTCGTTAAAATAACATTTTTTTAATTTTAATTTTTCTATTATTTCTGTGAACAAATCTATTTCTTGTGCACTGACAGTATTTTTATGTTTAAAAGAATTATATTTCTTTATTCCTTCTTCCTCACCATATTTCAAAATACTATTTTCTAATGTTACTGCTTTCATCTTACATACTTTAATATATTTTTTTTCTCCTATGACTTTACCATATCTATTAACAAAAAAATCTAAAGAACCAAAGTCTTGTACACTCTTTACCATATCTTTAGATGCTTTTAATGTATGCCCTCTTTTTACCCAATATTCCCAACATCGTGGGGATGATTCTTTTTTTATAGATTTGTATTTTTCCCACTTAGCAATACCATCTTCTTCTCCATATTTTTTAATCATATTTTCTTTTGTTATCTTAGAATTATTTGAATGTTTTTCTCTTATTTTTTTTATTTCTTTATCTGAATAACCATTCAACTTTAATGATTTTACTGATATTGATAGTTTTTGGTTCTTTTCATAATATTTTTTTCTACCATCTTCTTCTCCATATTTATCGATATAACAATCTAGAGTACCTTTAGTTGATTTCTTATGTTTTATTAATTCTTTATAATCTTCTTCTGTTAGATGGTGTAACCAAAAAGATTTATAGAAACCTTTTGGTTTATAATCTTTTTCATTATCCATTAACCATTTAATATATTTCTGTTGAGCGCACCTATAACACACATCTTCAAAAACTTTTAATTTCTTATTTTTAATCATAATGGATTTTCCATTACCGTTCATAATACTTTTAGCATTTAATTTATAACGCCTACCACATTCTTTGCATCTATTTTTGATTCCCATAACATACCTCCATTAAACCCCTCCATTAAACCCCTACATAAGTATTTATAACTTTTGTCTGTTTTTATGTTTAATGGTGGTATGTTTTATTTAATATGAAACTATTTCGTCGTTTTCCTTTAAATTTTTACATTCTACCCAAACTCTTTTATTGTTCTGTTCTACCAAGAATCTATGATTACCAGTACACGTAAAAATAGTACCGTCTATTTCAACTGTATATGTTTCAGCATATCCGTTAACGAATAACTTATCAATATCCTTTAAGTTATTGTTTTTATCATATATTTTTAATTCTCCTTTTTTATTTGTTGAAATATCACACCATACTTTGTCTACATCAAATTCGTCGTAATCGTATCCAAAATATTTAAATATTTCATCGAAACTCATTATACCTTTATTTGTTTTAATCTTAGTATTAACATCAAAACAGCCTTCTGGCTTGACACAACAAGAACGTGTAGCGGGATTGATATTTAATATCTTACTCCATTTTTTATTAATCTTCACAACTTCTCTTGACCGTAAAATCTGTTGCTCTGAGCTTAAAAGAATATCAGGACTATCCATGATACCTGTAATCGATACACCAATCAGGGATTCTTTTTTAGTAAGATATTCTGAAGCGTTTGATAGATATGGAAAGTCGGTATACATTGCCTGAAGTGTTCCGATGATCGTAGCCGCCTTAACTGCTTCTTTAAAATCTTTCTGTGTTTTTATTTTAGCCCCGTTGATAGAACTGAGATTACAAAACATAACACCACAAACACCATCGTCTGTAATAGGTTTGAAGCCAATTTCGAAACACGGGTTATATAAATTATATTCGTCATCTGAGAAAACAAAACCTGGCTCACCATATTGTTTAGTCATATCTACTATATCTTCAAATTCTTTTTTAGTTACTTCATCCCGAATCAGCATAGCACTATTATTACTTCTAGCTCTTTGTGGTTCTACTTTAACCCACGAAATCTTTTTAGTTTTCTTTACATATTTATATTCATCTTCCGTAAGGGATACTACTATCTCTTTTCCTCTCACCATTAATTTACCGTCATACATATCACTATCTTCGTCGTGAATAAACTTCCCAATTTTGGATACATCGAAATCTGTTTTAGCATTAATCATGTCATTATCTTTTTTATTGAAAATAACTGAGCAAGCGGATCTTCGTATCCCACCAGATAATACAGCATCGGCAGTATGCATAATGATATCGTATGCATCAACTGTCTTCATACGATTTTGTTGTAACCGTTCTATAATATCATTTAGTAGATTTTTAATTTTGATGTGTGAACGTTTAAGACCTTCATAACCAGGAGCCTTACCACCACCAGTTTTTAATGGAGCACCCTTCGGCCTAATCTTACTGTAATCATAAACAATCTTTCTACCTGAGTAAGAAGTATTTTTAAAATAAGTATTAAGTAGTGCTGTCGTTGAATCTGCCCAACCTTCAATGCTGTCCTCTACAGTATATTGTAATACGATTCCGTTCTTATCTTTTTTGGAAACTAAATCTGGAAGTCTACGTAAGAATTTTTTAGAAAGACCAATACCCACACCCGATCCGCATAGCAGAAGATAAAAAATCTCAGAGAATGCTCTAATAGAGTCTACGTGTAATGCACAACAGTTATATATTTTTGCGTTATGAGCTTCAATCGGTCGCCCTCCAAAGTGTAAAGATCTCATGCTGGGCACAACCCGTTTATCCTTTACCATATCAAATGCCCATTTAATTTCATCTATAACTGTTTTATCTAAATTTAATGATGCTACCTTTCTAAGATGCATACCCAACACTCTATCAACAGACTCTTGGAAATTTTCTCTTCTCTTTTTCTTTTCGTCGTATCTTGCATATTTACTATAAAAAATAAAATTGGATAGTTCTTCTTTAAAATCTATTACTTCTGGTTCGTTTGACATTTCCGTATTCTCCATTAGTTGTTATTTCCTTATAAAGTTTTGAGTTCTGCTTCTGTTATGATTTTAAAGATCATTCCGTTGCCTTTACACCAAGCAGTTGCGTATCTCCACTTATTTTGATTTTTGATGTATTCCTTCATTTCATATACGTATCTCTGCAATCTTTTTTTATTTTTATTACCTGGGCTATCAGGTCTTCTAGTTTGTTTCTTCGGCTTAACTTCGATAACATATTTTTTTAGGTTTCCACTAGTTACATCCTGAATTTCTGCGTAGAAATCAACGATGTACTTTCTTTTCCTTTTCCCATTATCTAAATCATACTGATACGGTATCTCTAAAATCTCATATCCCCACCTCTTAACCATTGGATTATGATCTAAATAATAAGCAAATCTACACTCCCAACTACTCCGATACTTAGGATCAGAATGCCCAATATACTTGTCTCTATTCTCCACCTCATATATTCCATGATACCATTCCCGTCCCATTATATTATTTTGTCAATAATCCCATACTTTAAGCATGTATCAGCATCTAACCATAAATCGTGTTTAAGGATTGTATTTAATACCTTTTCTGGTATCTTTGTATATTTTAAGTAAATGCCTTTAATCATAGCCATTAACTTGTTTTGGTTTTCCATTTCATCGTTGAAATTTTCATACGTACCCCAGAGTCCCGATGAGATCTGATGTATAAGTATCCAAGAATGTTTATTCATCAATCTAGTATGGCCTACCACACTCATTAACGTACCAGCACTCGCACAACAACCATCGATGATCGTAGTAACTTTAGCTTTACAGTTTCTGATTTCGTCTACTGCGGCTAATCCTGAAAAGATAACACCACCATATGTATTGATTCTTAATTTTACAGGATCTGTTTTCTTATGTCCTGTCAGAATCTGTTTGTATAGTTGTTCGTTTCCTACCCTTCTGATTTCTTTATTGAGTTGCAGAATCTCATCTCTATCCACATCTGAATAAAAGAAAATGGTATCGTCAATAGTCTCTAAGTATTTTCCTGTCTTATATTCTGGTTCTGCCATTACAATTTCTTCATCGTCTACATTCGATTTGAATGTTGGTACACTAAATCTGTTTCTGTTCATATATACCTCTAATTTAGGTTTTTTAAGTGTGGGGTAAATTGATTAAGACTGTCTGCTATTTTTCTAATTCTGTTAGTCAACATGAACTGCCAAACCTTTCTAGTATTGAATGGTGTTAATTCATATCGATCATAAATCTCTGATATGTATTTAGTTATTGATTTTGGTATCATAGTCATATCGATTAATCTTCTATTCCGTTCGTAATTATTTTTTGCGTCCTCACTACTATTTAGTAATTCTTCCAAACCTTCATTTAAAAGTTTCTCTGCCGTCTTCGGGCCTGTCTTTGGTTTGATAGCGGGAATGTTATCACTCTTGTCACCCATGATGATTTTAATTTCCAAATCTCTTTTGGGATTTATACTTACCACGAATTGTTTTTTAAGTGGGTTATATAGTTTAAACTTTTTAAATTTCATTAACTGAATAAAGTCTTTGTCTGTGGATATCAGTATTGTTTCAGATCCTTTAAACCGTTCAACCAACGTTGCGATAACGTCATCACCTTCACACTTAGTAGCCTGAATGAAATAGCAATTAGTGAATACTGTTTTTAACTCTTCAATAAAAGAATCCATCATAGCATAGAACTTTTCAAAATCGATAGCGGATTTTTCTTTGACGATTTTTCTGGTAGCTTTATATTCAGGGTAAATATCTTTTCGCCAATTATTTTTTTCATCGATGGTGAAGATGACTCTGGTTGGTTCGAACTTTCTTATCTGAGTAAGGAAGCTGTTTATCATTAGATACTTCCAATATATAAACTCTTTATCTTCTGGGTTGTTGTGTTGTGCTATGTGTACAGTTCTATGTGCCGTGTTATGGAAATCAAACATTAGAATTCTTTCGTGTGTTGTCTTTTCCATTTTCATGAACAATGATAATTTACTTTTCTCAAACATGCATACCTCAATATTTAACAAATGATTTTAATTTCTTAGATCCACCCACATGATTAGTGTACCGTTCTTTTGATTCTTTGATATGTATTTCATCATGATCAATACAAATAAAATTACGGTTGTGGTTGTGACATGCTATCGCTGTTGTACCAGACCCTGAGAATGGATCCAATACTAAGTCACCTTCATTGCTCCCTACCTGAATATATTTTTCAACTATACTAAGGGGTTTAACTGTAGGGTGGTTAAACTTTTTATTGTTAATTACACCATGACTATCACATTTAGATTTTAATTTATATCCACCTTGGAACGTAGCACCCTTCTCTTTAACATGGATATTAAACTCTAAGTTAGATCTCCATACACCGTTTGAATATGGGATAGCGTTTGGTTTGTACCACGTCAACAGGGTAACACTATAACCTAACTGTTCCCAATAAGACATGATTGTGGTTATCTGATCGTTACTACAAAAGATGAACATGTTTACTTTCTTTAATACTCTTATGAATTCTGGAAAGTAAGCTTCATAATCAAACCCATCACACAATTTTTTATATTCTTCTGAAAAATATTTGTCTCTTGCTAGTTGACTTTTTTCAGACGGACTAGTATCATCCAATTCGTATGGTGGATCTGTTACAATCAAATCTACACTGTTATCGATAAAGGTATTTAAATATGCCAACGAATCGGCACAAACAAAGGTATTAATCATTTTTTTGTATGAAGTCCGTGTCTAAAATATTTTGGGGATTTTTTTTCGTGACTCTGTTAAATATACGAATAGAGTTTTCGTCTAAGTCTTTAATCCGAACAAGACCCTTACGTAACAACAGTTCCTGTCTCAACAGCATAGCGATGTAGTAGGCATCGATAATGTCAGCACTTGGACTCTTGTATGGTATATACTTTGACACGTCTATAACGTTCTCTGTAAGCTTCTCATAGGCATCGTACATATGTCTCTTATCAGCATTACCCTTACCCGTTGCGAACATCTTAATAGATGTCGGATCGTATAGTCTCATTTTTTTATTGGCATGATATAGTTTCTGTTTAACGTATCCTGTAAATTCCCCAATATGGAACACAACACCCTTACCCGCAAACGCATAGTCTTCGACAGAAATTTTATCAGCATCCTTACAAAACTCTACAATCTCATTAGATGAATATTCGTTCTTATCTAGATAAGACTTAAAATCAGCATTACGTAAAAGCTTAACCTTATCAGATACGTTTTTCTTGACTGAGCTAAAAACCATATGATC